CTCTGAATGAATACTCGGGCTCAGCCAAGGCCCTAGGTGCTCTCCAAGATGTTCCATGGGTAATGAGGGAGTAATCGCTAACTGTATATCTCCCAATAACAATGGAAACAGAGGTCCCTCCTGAAATGAATAGATATAATTCACCAAATCAGAGGGGAGATCAATGGCTAACCTACGCCGTTTTGCACGCCTGCAAATTGCGTAAGCAGCTTCGGCTTCAACTGAAGGGGCAATATGAGGCCCCATGCAATGCTCCCACATATAGTCTATCTGCCTTGCTATTGACCGTCTAACAACGTGTCTACAAAATTTCTCAGCAACACGTTGAAGAATGGCGGAGCAAAATGTGGCATCCAGATAGTCGGGGACCAAAATGGGCAACTGACCATCAGTTCGAGCAAAGAATTGGGCCAAGATTTGACGCTTATTCTTGGGAGGTGCCAACGTTATCATTTGATTTTCATAGACCAGCTCAAAATCATGGACGTCAAACAACAAAACGACAGTATCATCAATTTGGTGAGAGTACTCAGCCTCAATCCGAAACAATTCATCAACGATATGATGGTAAGCCCACTCAAACATATACAAGCCGGACAACTCAATTTTGTCACACATAATCTCCATATACATCTCCTGAAGGTCCATCTCATCGGGGACAAATCTCAAAGAAGCATCTGGCATGTATTGATCGTTGGCAGTGTCATCAAATATCATAGCGTCACGGGGAATTTCCCCTGATTGTGAGCTCAAGGCAAGGCGAGCATCAAGATAAGCACAATGCGTTCTGTCATAACTATTAATGATGTCCTGTTCACTAGGAGGTTTATAAAAGTCTATGACCTTGAAACCTTCATCATCGACAGATCGACTTGCAATTTGGTGAAACAACGGCAAGTGGTGGTAATACTCAACAGGGCTATGCATGTACAACTCTCTCAGGGCAGACGCCAAGTTACCTGCACAAATCTGGGCCATCGATTCAACTTGACCCTTGGCAGGGCGACGACTACAAGCTAAAGACTTGAATATACTATCCTTTTCCAAAGCGCCAACATACGCCTTAAAAGTGCTATGGAAATTGAAGTTCCGTTTCAAAAAGGATAGTTCGTCAAAATGTGCGAATGGTGTTGTAGGCACTTGCTTATGGGCGTCTGTGTATGAAATTCCAATCTTGGCCAACTCCAGGCTAACAGATCGCATATTGAACTTATCTTCATCGGGTGAAACGTTGAAGAAATTATCATCACCGTATGTCATCAACTTTACCCGTGAATCAAAGTCTGGAGTTTCGTCTTCACCAAAATGCAACGAATAATAGGCATACCTCATATATAAGGCATTTGCCAGTCCGTTAATGATGACTGTGAGAGGATGACCTGATGGATTGGACTTGAATGCTTTAAACAACAATCCCTCAACTTCGTATATTGGGAACATACACTCTGTAGCCAAGCCATC